ATGAGTAACGGAACTTTCAAACTATCAAATCAGGCAGTAGGTGCCCTAATGATGGCTCTTCAGGAGTCACTACTAAACCAGTTGGACATTGTTCCAATCATTAAGGGATTTGAACTGCAAACAGGAGAAGAGGGACTCGTGGTAACCAATCCACCCACTGTCCGTGTGTCCAACAACCAAGTGGTCACAGAAGAAGATTTGACTACAATGGCTGGCGAATAGTTGCCGCGTTATCGCTACAAGTGTGAGGGCTGCGAACAAGAGTTCGTAGCCCTCCATTCGTTCTCTGATGTTAGAGAGTCTTGCGACCTCTGTGGGCACGAGAGCGTCACAAAAATGTTAGGTAAGCCGATAGTCCTTAACAAAAAACTAACAAATTCCAAGGACACTGGTGCCCTCACAAATGAATACATTGAAGCCAATCGTGAGCTTCTAAAAGAAATGAAGGAGGAAGTAAGCAATGGACTTTATGAGCAGACTTGAGATGATACTAACACTTATTCTATTGGTGTCTCTCGGTATCAACGCAATGCTATTTGTGTATTCTCGCAATGTAGCACAAAAGCTCGTCCTTATCTCATCAGAGATAGACGACCTGCGCGAAGCGGCAGCTAACTTCGCCACCCATGTGAAGGCAGTCTATGAACTTGAGGCGTTCTATGGCGACCAAACACTACAATCCCTAATGGATCACGCTCGCTCATTCCGAGAATACATGGATGAGTTTGATTTCATTTACATACCAGACGGAGAAGAAACTGATGCCGAGACGCAGCAAATCGAAGAAGCCTAATTACTATTTCACCAAGGATCACGAGAACGCTATCATAGCCTATTGTTTAACTGATTGTAACAGAGAGAAGACCCAAATCTATGTTAAAATGCTCCAACCAGCATTTAGCGAAATGGTTGATAAGATTGTGTTTACTTACAAGTTCACAACCCTGCCGAACATAGATGTTCTCCGTGAGGAGTGTAAGGTTTGGCTTATGACCATCCTCGACAAGTTCCAACCAGACAAGGGACACAAGGCATTCTCTTACTTCTCGGTCATTACAAAGAACTGGTTTATCCACAAGGTCAAGAAACAAAAGCGCAAGAACCAACGCGAAGTGGATTACGATGCTGCCCCCAAGAGATACGAACAAGAATATCTTGCGACCGATCAAACTTGGGTCACAGACCAATTAGAGCGAGAGTTCTGGAAGTCTTTCTACGAAGACATGAAGACTTGGGAATTCAACGACATGCGAGAGAACGATGAGCGGGTCTACAAGGCAATTATCGTTCTATTTGAGAGCAAAGACGACATAGAAATTTTTAACAAAAAAGCCGTTTATCTCTATTTAAGAGAGATCACAGGTCTCAATACCAAACAGGTTGTAAATTCTTTGAACAAGTTCAGGGAGCATTACAGAGACTTCAAAACAGATTGGGAAGACGGCAAGATATGAACGACGAATTTGACGATTTGATGGACGAGGCAATACAGAACATAAGAAACGACCGCGACACTGCGAAAGAGTTTCTAAATGAACTTGCTAATCAGATCGCTCAAAACGCAGAAAACAACAGAGCCCTCTCTCCCGTAGCTGCTAAACACATTGAAACGATGCAGCGCTCAAACGAGCAACTGGTGAAGGTTCTCACCCTTAAACAAAAGGAGAGAACCAAGGATGTTGGCTTGTCCGAAGAAGATAAAGCCAATCTCTTTGATATGATTCAAGGAGAAGCGTAGTGGCTAACAAGAAGGATTACATTGATTACTCCCGTTTTGACTACTACCTAGATGCACTTGATCTTCAGACGCAAACTGTTCGTAAGTCTTTTAAATATGATGCCCTGGAGGGGGTGGATGAATACACTGCTTATGTTCTTACTTCACCAATCCCAGAGAACCTATCCTCCCTTGGTGCTCTGTATTCTTCGATCCCAGAAGCAAACGAGTCCACCTCGGCAGTTAGCGATGATTCTCTACCAAAATACAGTTTTAAAGCTAGAATAATTGATGCTAACTCGCCCCACTCTTTCTTACCAGATCCTTGTGACATCGCACTTTCTACAGATTTGACGGAGCAGCGATTAATCAAGGATCTGATAAACTTACACATAACTGTCTTTGCCTCTTCATTTACTGAAAAGCCAAAAGTTGGAAATTATGTAAGAATTAGGCTCGCCCCCGGCGCTTTTGTGTATGACACAAAGGTGGCTCATCTCGTTGAAGTCTTGACTGATGGCTCAAAACAGGTTATGGCTAACCTAGATGATTTAAAAAAAAATAGCTCTGGTGCTGCATCCAAATCTTTCGAGGGCTACACAGGTACCACCCTCCAGCACCCAGACACAAGACAATTGGGTGCGATCTATAATGGTGAAGAGGTTCTTAATGGCAGGTTTGGTCCAGGCTTGTTGGCTAGCCCAAGGTCAGATCTCTATAGAGCATCCTTTACAGCTAGATTTATTCCAGAAGCAATAGAGTCATTCGAGAAGTTAGCAGAAGAATACAAAAAAGAATTTGGTGAAGTAATTTGGTTATCAGATTCATACAGAGATTATGGCAATCAAGTTAGACTCCGAAGTGGAGGATTCGGCGCTCGCCCAGGAAGCTCTAACCACGGTTGGGGCGTCGCTTTTGATGTTAATGGCACCAATGTGGATGTCGATAAAGACGGTGAAAGGGGAACAAAATATGATAGATTCAATTCAAAGGTTTATAAATGGCTAGATAACGGCGGGAGCGGTCGTCACGGCTGGATAAATCCGCCATCTCTCCGAGAAACAGGCAGATTACCAGAATCTTGGCACTGGGAAAACACAACAATAAGAGATCAGTACATTAAGCAACGCCAGCAATTGCCAAACTATGCTATCCCTGACGGGGAAGAGGAGGCGCCAAATGCCTAAATCAAAAAAAATAAAAATCTTTAATGATGAGAAATTTGATAAAAAAAAGAAAAACATCTTTAAGGCAGCACAAAAAGTAAATGAAAGAGTGGCGGGTTTGGACGGCAACAATCCCACAGGTCAGCCTCTAAATTCATCCGGTGTTTTTGGAAGTAGCACCTACGAGCCGGTAGTAAAATACAATTTCTCTCCTGAAGATAAGGTAATAAACAATGGCAACGCCTACATCACATTCGGCAAAGACCGACCTTCTGGAAAAGCATCTGGTTTTGGCGGACAAGGCGCAACAGGCGCAAACGCAATCGATATAGTAGTGGGGCGACTCTCATCTGCTCCTAAGCCAGATGGTGCGATAGTTGATAACAGCTTTTCATCAGACGCCGCCCGAGTATACATAAGCCAACTTACCAACATCGACTTTAACTTTGGCATTGATCCAGGCAAATCTGGCTACATGGAAGGTCGCTCTGGGATCGGAATCAAAGCTGATGGTGTGCGCGTTATTGGTAGAGAAGGTGTCAAGATTGTTACAGGGCGCTCCCAAAATGCTACAGGCTTTGGGATGAAGGGTGAGACCAACTCTCTTGGAGGTAAGATCTCCCAACCAGCACCCTTGATTGAATTGATTGCTGGTAACAATACGGAGCCAACCTTTGAAATTGGTGGCTTGTTTAATAACGCAGGAAGAATAGATAAAATCCAGGGCGTTGCGATGGGACAAAATACCGTGGAGGCACTAAAAGACTTATCAGAATTGATGACTAACATGTTGAGTTTATTAAAAATAAAATCAAATGCGCAGTTTGGATTAAACGCTGCGTTAACCTTGATAGCATCTTTGCCTGAGCCGCTTGCCGGTCCTGCCGCTGCTGCTGCGTTTGCGGTTTATAACGGAAAACACCTAAAGAGCAACTACGACATGTATCAATTGTTTATTGATAAAGCCCTGTGGGATGTCAATTATCTACAGCCTTATGGTAAGCGCTACATAGAAAGCAGAAACGTCAAGACAACCTAATTATTGGGATAGGAAGATCAATGGCTCAATCAAAATTTTTAAAGCACCAAGACAAAAATGGTGACTTACTCATAGACAAGTGCGAGGTAGAACTACCGGGAACGGAAGAAAAGGTTTGCCTTGATTGTGTGCCGAAACCAAACGCCGTCTTGACGGACTGGCGAGGTTTGACGATAGACACCCCGCGCCTAAATGAGCGAACTTGTAACTACGAAGTAGCTGTTACGACAAGTTTCAAAACCACAGGTGGCGAGAGCACTTCAAACCCAGAAGATGCGGGCACAGCCCTCGACGATAAGTTTGAAGACTACAGAGACGAAGCCATTAATTCATTGCTGGATAACTACAGCAAAGATGACGGGATCCAGTCATTTACGAAAATGAGAGAGGCAATCGTTTATGAAGATTGGGATCTAGAAGCAAGACCTAATTCAAGACTCAAGCTTCTTTATTCAGTCCCATTCAGTGTGCTGGAGAACATAGAAGAAGCCGACGAAGACAATCAAGATGACGAAGAAAACGGTGCCGCAAGTGTGTCTTTTTTGGCGTCTGAACTTGTTCAAATGAACATAAGAGTAAGGAAGGGGCTAAACCTTTATTCTCGTTATGCTAAAGTCTCGCAGGTCCTCGACAACGAGACGATGGTTTATGTTGATAACAGAAAGCCATTCAACCCAGGAATCTATGGAGATCTTGGGTTCTCAAGAACTTCTCTTATGTCTCGTGTTGTTATAGAGTTAGACCAATTCTTGGTTGCCCGTGGCTACAACCTGCCCAGTGTTGGTCGAGGGATCCTGAAAGACAGGGTGGTCAAGCTCAAGTTTAACTTTACAGCCGAGAGAAAATTAAAGAAACTTTCTATCTTTACCGTTGGGTGCCGAGAGAAACCTATCGTCTTTAAGGGACGTAAGATTTCTGCTCTCAATAGAAAAGAGTCTTTCAAAGACAAGACCGCAATGGGCTACCTCGCAAACCTCCGCACGATGGACACCGGCTTAACCGCCCGCGAACCTGAACCCTTCATAAAGTTTCTCAAAGAAAACACCTATCCACAAATTGATGTAATCAATTCTACAGTTTTACTAAACACAGAAGCCCAGCAGACTGCCGGTTCCTGTGTTGCTGATGCCCTTGCTAATGAGGGCAAACAAATAGGTCAAGACATTCTTGACGAAGTTTTGAACATCGCCGATGTCCTCGCCTACCAGTTCCACAAGAACATTTGTAAGAGAACAGAAGAAGAGCGCAGAAAAGAAGCAGCAGCGATGGGTGAAAGTTTTGACCCAGACTTGCCGCTCAATGATTATCTTCCGATTGGTAAAAACAATCCACTCGCCATTATGGCGAAAAACCAAGCATTCAGGCAACTTGAGACAAATGATAATGTCTTTGTAAGAATGTGTGGGGAATACTTAGCAGGCAAAGAGCCAGATCTCTCTATTGATGTTCGTGGTTTGTTCAATAGCACCTTTGACCCGATGAAGATTTGTGGACTTCTTGACTTCATGACAGAGGCTATTCAATGTCTTTTCAAGGGTCTCACTCTTGAGCAAGCACTAGCCAGAGCAATCCAGGCAGCCCTTAAAGCAATGTCGGTAGAGAACTTTGGTGTTCTGTTTGTTGGTCTACCTCCCGAGAAGCAAGCTGAACTCGATGCGCTCGTAAACCAGAAATTAGAATCGGGCAATCTCTTTGGAGAGCAAACCAACGCCCAACGCCTTTCAGACGCGACAGCACCCTCCTCAACTCGCCCAGGCGCGGCAGGACCCAGCGCCGCACTATTTGGAAAGATAAACATAGTCAAACCTTGGGAAGATGAAGATTACATCGACAGAGAAAGAGAGAGGATGGTCCCTGGTCCTTATGAGGGGCAGACCCCATCAAATAGGTTAGCCCAGCCCCCAGGCGGCTCTGTAATCCGCAGATCACTAGGCAAAGACTACGACAGCCCGGAAGCCCTATCAGGACCACAGACTCCATTCGCAGATGCTATCGGAGCAGTCCAGACAGAAGCAAAACAAAAGCTAAGCCCAGACCAGATAATGGAAGCCTACTTACTAGCTATTGTTGAAGTCTATTCCGATAATCTTCTTGAGTTGGTAGATTTTCTCAACAAGTTCCCCGGCGCAGAAATAATCTCTAAAGTAATCGCACTCTTTGATTGTCCACGCCCGCCTCTTTTTACGCCAAGTGTTATGGACTTCTTGAAGGACATTGAACTTCCTTTCTGTAGAAACACAAACGACATAACACTTCCTATGCTAAACAATCCGTTTGGTATTTTTAATCGCGATGTTTTAAAGCTCTTGGCGGACGCCGCCAAAATAGCAATTCAGCGGGCGATTGTCTCTGTCTTGCTCAAACTTATGGTAAAAGTCTGTGAGATCATTGGTAGTGCAATTTGTAAAGCCCTCGAAACAGCAGGCTCTATCGTTGCTGGACTACCAGAAATTCTCACAGGCAGAAACACAGTCAAGGATATTTTACGAGAGTCTATCTGCGGACCCAACGCCGATGAAGGCGCTTTGGATGACACTATCGTAGACATGTACTCTCTCCTCGGCGGCGCTGGTCCCGAGATGGCTAACAGAGATCGTGTTCTGGCACTCAACGAAGCAATAGCTTCTTCAGTCACAAGAAGAGAACTATTAGAAGCATCTATGGGTGAGCCGTCTGATTCTTTCTTGACTCTTGTAGAAAACCTGATAGAATTTGAATTTCCCGAATTCCGCGCTGCCTTCGCAAACAGAAGCGACATCGGTAACTTCTTTAGAAACTTCGGCAACCTACTCCCAGCAGAGTTCCGAGATCAATCAGAACAATTCTTGGATTCTTTGGATGAAGAAGACCAACTACCAGCAAACCCAAGCCTTTGTGCCTCACCAGAGCAGATAGAAGAGTTCTGTTCTTTGAGATCACAGATTCTTGATGGAAGAGCATCACCAGAGCAGATTGCTCAACTATGCCGCCCCGCCGAAGAGTTCGGAGACATTGCCGACATTATCCAGCAAGGAATCCCCAACACCCTTTTGGATGCTTTGCCTCCAATTGTTTCAGATCCTGGCTGTAATAATGGACTGTTTCCTTACGAGACAGACGAACAAAAGGCAATAACCGGGCAGGCGCTAGGCGCTGGAATGGATCAATTGAAGATTGCCTTCTCTTACGACATGCTCGGCAACGGTCCCGGCGAGAGAAATTGGGGTCTAATGAATATGGTCCTATCCGACACACTCGGAAGACCCTACACAGCCCACCAGCGAAAGGTCTTCAACGATCCAGGCAGGCAGCAGTATGTTGATTTTCATGTTACTGGCGGCGTGAAATTGGACGGCGAAGACGGCGAAGATGACGACGCCCCTGGCGAGGGAGTTTTAGACAATTATGCTTTACTGGCGAGACAAAAAGGTGCCTATCCGGTCTACATCGCGGAGTGGATGACAGAAGCGGGCAATGGTCAACTTGCGCCATCCCCTGGTATCAATAACAACATTCAGAGAGATCAAAGAACAGCCAAGTCGTTTGAAGATCTAAAGATAAAGAAGCGCTCAACGCCGCTTGAACTGCCTGACTATGGCTACAGAGTAAATTATGAAGTAGACTATGAGCGAGAGCAGGTAACTTTTGTTGAGAAGCAAAGAAAAGCAGATCCAGACATTAGTCTTAGCTTCGCAACCAATCCGCTAAATGACACGTTTTTTGGTTACGGGCTTGAGATAGGTCTCTATGTCGCAGATCTGAATAATCAAAGAAACATTCCCGCAGACAATGCAAGACTAAAAGTAGCAGAAAAGTTTACCATCAAGAAAGACGGCTTCGATGATTCAGAATTTGAACAAGTTACATTTGAGTTCTTAGCAAAAGATAACACGCTTGAGATAGTTTCTGGAGACACTCTGGATAATTACCCAAGATTCCTACAATCACTAGACACGATTGGTGCGACATCTCCACCCATAGTTTTGATGTCCGAGATGCTCGGTGTTTCAGAAGCAGCAGCAACATCCTACTGGAACGAAACAACAAAAACACTTTATGATGAGATGTTCTTAACTATTATGTCTACTACAGACAACAAGGCATTTAACTACGGTGCTGAGTTTGATGGTTTAACAGAATCCGACGCAGACTACCTCTATCCAGGCGAAGATGTTCTTTATTCAGAACGAGAGATCGACGATGGAGAAGGCGAGACAAGACCGATAAACAACAAGGATGCTATTCTTGGCGAAAGCAGAGACCAGCAAATAAATGGCGACAAAGCCAGAGTCATCTATCTTGATCCTGCGACCTATGGCGGCACCTATTTGAACCCACCTGTCTATGTCCGACCCACAAAGAACACTGGATGGATCGGTCTTGTGGACACCGTGTTTCCAGAACTCAGCCCCTGTAAACCACAGAGAACAGAGGTTATAGACTTTAGTGAAATAGAATCAGAGATGATGAAGTCTTATTCTGGATTGTCGGAAGATGAGAGGCTAGCGGGAGACCCTGATTGTGTAACAGAGGTTCCCTACAACAGAATCCTAAGTCGCACAGGTAAAGCCGGAATCCAATCGGTAATCAGTGCCGCTTGTAGAATTCACTCGGTTCTACATTTTATTAAGTCAATCGCTACCTTCTCTAAGTTTAAGCCAGACTTTGATAACAACTTCAGCGATCTTTACGCATCGTTCATAGTAGAAGAAATGGAAAAGGGCTTCAAAGATGCCCAACAAAACGAGTTCTTCGAGTTGTTTAATCCGTTCAAGGATGAAGAGTTCTGGTATGCCTTCTTGGAGCAGTCGGTTCAGACCTACGGAAGACTATTAGATGAGGGAGAGATTATTGACCCTCCCGAGGATGTTATCCAGGCTTTGATTAGACTCAATAACATTCAGGAGCGCTACAACTATCCAGATCGCAAAGATCTGAAAGAAGCAAAGAAAAACGACGAAGTAACAATCTTCAAGACACTCAAAAACTACCGGAATGAAGACGCCCTAGGTGTCGTAAAAGAAACAGAAGACATAGCTAAGATGGTCCTCAAAGAGTTCGTCAAAAAAGAACTATCCCAGGTTGCTGAATCTTTCGAGACCTCAATGAAAAGAAATGATTTTATTGATGATTCATACGCTACCAACATCTACTACTACATTCTACACGGCGCTAGCGGTTTAACCGCTGGAAGCCAACTAAACCTACTTGGACAACTAAAGGAGGGTGTCGCTGATTCAAGCGAAGTGCTACAGAGAAACTACACCAATGGCGATGAGATGGCGCTCGAAGACGGCACGCCCTACATTGGTTACTATCACACAATGGGCGAAGGTGATAACCAGACCTTTATGACTGGTGAAGAACACTCCGATGAGTCTGTGGATTTGACCTTGTTTGCAAACAACGTAATTGTAAAAGCAGGAAGCGAAGGAATAGGCGCAGTTGAAACAGCAAGACCCACAGGCACACAGCCATTTGGAATTCGGGCTTACCTAAAGACATCTCAAGACCCTAGCGACGATGTGGATCCCTTTAACATTCCATCAGCAATAACATCACAAGAGGGAAATGTTTCTGATGTTTATCCCGGCACCCTATCACTTGTTTACGCTGGGCAAAAAACCAGAGATGACGATGCTATTGCCCTGTCTGGAGAAGCAGCAGGACGCCCGGTCGTAGGACTCCAAGGTGAACTTGGGCTTCGCTATGGTCTTGAGTTCTACGCAAATGTCGGCGGCACAATGAGAACAGTTACAAAAGTAGAAGTAGATGTTCTTGATCTCCCTCTATCTAAATTACAGCCGCTGGAGCCGAGTAGTAAGGAAATGCTTTGCCTAATCAATAACCTGTTAGATGATGATAAGTTCAAATTGTTTATGCGCTATTGCCTGCCTCCAGCCAAACTCTTATCAACAATTGCTATCTATAATGATCTAACCTTCTTGCCGTCTATTGGTGAGAATGTTGTAGACGGAGCAAGAAAGAATAGTGGAGAGACTAAGCCGGGTAGACGGGCAGTGCCAAATGATGAGGGCACATCTCTTGACTATGACCCCTCCTCCTCTCTTAAGGGCTGGTATCCCAAGAGTGAACGGCGTGCCTTCACTCCGTTTGTCCTGACCTGGGATGAATGGGATCAGACAACAATGAGAAGAACTAACTCACAACTCAAGAAGATGTTCAAGGAATACTACAACTCCCGTGATTTCGGTTCTACCGAAGAAGAAGACAATGGAATTGTTGCTACGAACCTGAAGACCTTGAGAGAGAAGTTTAGACTCTCACCCGGCAAGAGAATCCTACCTTGGTGGAAACGACGTTATTTGAGAAGCAATCCTTTCAATGCCGATGAGCAATTGTGTGAAAATAAAGACGAATAACTAAATAGTAATGGAATCTGGAGGGAAATAGGTGGCTTCATACGCAGTTAGTTTACCGCTCACGCAAGATACGGGCGATGGTTACACAATGATCAAGAGAATCAAGGCTCTTGTAAAGCAGAACATGAAGATGCTCATCTTGACCAATCCTGGCGAAAGAGTAATGGAGCCTGAGTATGGCGTAGGCATAAGACAATTCCTATTTGAGAACTTTCAGTCTGATGTCTACGAGAGAATAGACAACAAGATAAGAGAACAAGTAGCCCAATACATGCCCGCCGTCCAGATTAGAAAACTTCAATTCGCCGGCTCCGATCCAGACACTAACACATTGGGGCTTTACTTGGAGTATTCCATCCCACAAATCGCCACAAGCGATTTGCTAGAAATCACTATTTAGTGTGAGGACAATTTATGACAAACAAAAAGAAAGTAGCGATCAACTACACCAATCGTGATTACGAATCAATCAGGGACGATCTCACACAAATAGCAGAGCGTTTCTATCCAGACACTTTTCAGGATTTTAGTGAAGGATCTTTCGGGGCGATGATGCTCGACGCCGTCGCTTATGTTGGAGACCAACTTTCTTTCTATCTTGACTACAACGTCAATGAGACCTTCCTAGACACTGCTTATCAGTATGGAAACGTAGTTCGCCAAGGTCGCATTCTTGGCTACAAGAACACCGGCAGACCATCCACTTACGGAAAGGTCGCTCTTTATGTGTTAGTTCCAGCATCCCCCACAGGTCTAGGACCGCAGACCTCTTACATTCCCACCCTAAAGAGAGGCACAAGATTCACTTCGCAGAATGGCTTGAGCTTTGTTCTCACCGAAAACCTTGACTTTGCGGATCCCAAGAACCCAGTCGTTGTTGCGAGAACAGACACGACAACTGGTGCGCCAAGTTATTACGCCATCAAATCTTATGGTGATGTTGTCTCTGGTTTCTTTGGTGTTGAGCAAGCAGTTGTTGGAGGCTTTGAGAGATTCAAGAGAATTAAATTATCAAACGCAAACATCTCAGAGATCGTCAGTGTTACAGACACGGATGGAAACGAATACTTTGAGGTTGATTATCTAGCCCAAGACATCGTCTACAAAGAACTAACCAACAAGAATTATAAGGCAGACAACGTGCCTTCCATTCTTAAACCGCTATTGGTAAGCAGGAAATTCCAAGTAGTCCACGAGCCTGAAGGTGTTTATCTTCAATTTGGTTCTGGCGAAGATGGTGCGTCCGACGTGGTTGCTGAACCACAGAACGTGGCTATGAACATCTTCGGCAAGAGCTATGTTACAGACACGGCTTTTGACCCAAGCAGATTAACGAATAACCGAAGCTTCGGGATTGTCCCCGCCAACACAACACTTACAATAGCTTTCAGACAGACAAATCCAACAAACTCAAACATTGCTGCTGGCGGACTAAATCAAGTCTCAAGTGTCTTGATGGACTTTGAGGATCTTTCAACGCTCGCCGCCAGCGAGGTTTCGTTTGTTCGCAACTCGGTTGAGGTTTCTAACGAGGAACCAATTGTAGGTAATGTCTCAAACCCAACAACAGCAGAAGTCAAGCAGAGAATTTACGACACGTTCCCAACACAGAATCGTGCCGTCACCCAGAAAGACTACGAAAACCTATCCTACAGGATGCCTCGTAAGTTTGGCTCAATCAAACGCTGTTCTGTCCAGAAGGACCCAGATTCCCAAAAGAGAAACTTGAATGTTTACGTGATCTCGGAGAACACTCTCGGCAAGCTAACAACAACCAATAGCACAATCAAGAAGAATCTCAAGGTTTGGCTCAATAACTACAGAATGATCAATGATACGATAGACATCTTGGATCCATTCATTATCAACTTTGGAATCAACTTTGTGATCAAGCCTGATAATTCCGCCAACAAGTTTGATGTCCTCAATCGTTGTGTCGAGAGACTAGCAAACAAATACAGAGACCCGATGTTCATCGGCGAGAGGCTTTCAATCTCCGAGATCTTCTCGGAACTAAACAAAGTAAAGGGCGTCCTCGATGTTGTAAAGGTTCAGATTACAAACAAAAGCTCTTCTGATTACTCCAGCGTAGTGTTCCCGGTTCAGGAAAACCTATCACCTGATGGTGACTACTTACTAACACCGCAGAACGCAATCCTAGAACTGAAGTTTCCAGAAACAGACATAAAAGGTAAGCTAAGATAATGGCTATTAAACGTTACAAGGCAGATGCCGACAACACAATCGTAAATGCTTACGAGTCGAACTTGAGAACTAGAGCCACAGGCTCCAACATGGGTCAGGCTGATGTAAGCGAGGTCTATTCAATCTATGGTCGCGAATCTACTTCATCTGCTGAACTCTCGCGCGTTCTTACAAAGTTCGACATCGCCTCTATCGAGTCCGATAGAACAGCAGGAACAATCCCAGCCAAGGATAGTGTGAGCTTTTACCTACGTTTATTCAACGCAGAAACCTCCAAGACTGTTCCGAGAAACTTTACCCTAGTCGCACAAGCTATCTCAAAATCTTGGACAGAAGGGGACGGTTTAGACCTCGAAAACTATAAAGATTCCGGTGTCTCTAACTGGATTTCTGCGTCTTCTGGTGTTGCCTGGGACTCCGCTGGTGGCGATTATCACGCTTTACCTGCTTACTCGCAGTCATTCTCGACAGGTCTTGAGGACTTGGAGATAGATGTTACAACTCTTGTTGAAGAGTGGATCGATGACTCAAAGAACAACTACGGCATCGGCATTCGCCTGACTTCTTCCGAAGAGTCCGCTTTGACCTCCTACTACACCAAACGCTTCTTTGCGAGAGGAACACAATATTTCTTCAAGAAGCCGGTAATTGAGGCGCGGTGGAACTCATCTTTACAGGATGATAGAGGCGATTTCTATATGTCTTCTTCTCTCGCACCAGCAGCAGATAATCTCAACACACTTTATCTTTACAACTACATTCGTGGAAGGCTAACAAACATCCCAGCAGTAGGAACAGGTGAGATTTATGTCGATCTTTACGAGACACTTGGTGGCGATGCCCTCACACAGACTATCGCCACCCCCGCAACAGGCGGCTATGTTTCAACAGGCATCTATTCTTGTTCGGTCTGCCTAACAGGAACTTACTCCAGCCTACGAGATGTTTGGCATACTGGGGGCGTTCAATACTTTACTGGAACAATCTCCACACAGACGGTTTCGGCGACAGCAGTGTCAACCGGTAACAGCCGCTACATCACGAAAATCAAAAATCTTAAAAACAAATACTTCTCTGAAGAGGAAGCACGCTTCAATGTTTATGTGCGAAGCAAAAACTGGTCCCCAACTATTTACACAGTAGCGTCAAGCGAAATAGAAAACACTATTATTCCTAGCGCATCATTCAGGGTTTATAGAGTCTTAGATGGTTACAATGCTATACCACACGGTACTGGATCGGATCTTCAAACAATACTCTCCTATGATGTTTCTGGAAACTATTTTAATCTTGATATGTCCTTGCTCGAACCCGGTTACGAGTACGGCATCAAGCTCGCGTTTTACGATTCACAGCGTCAAAGCTGGCTTGAGCAAGACCAGAAATTCCTATTTAGAGTAGAAGATTATGAGTATTAAAGACCTATTCGGCAAATCAACTAACTACGTTTCAGAAACAAATCAAAAAGATGCTTTCGCAGACGCGGAGTCGTCAAGAAACGTAAAGCAGATTGTCGAAAAACAAAACTCGTTTGAGCCACAGATCGACTACACTGATCCTCAAACATTCGCAAAGTACGGCTCTGCCGAAATGTACTACAAGTCTGCGATTGATCGCATTCTTGACTTCTACCCCTACGACGGCTCTGACGCAGAATACAACAACTTTTACAACAAATCTCTCGACATCGAGAAGTTCATTTTTAACACGACCTACCCAAGAACAAACGGGTTCGTGGACTTCAAGGGAACATCCCACATCAGCCTAAAGGGCGGACCACACACAATCGCTGCCTCAAGCACCAAGGGGTTATTCAAGGATCCGCAATCTTCACAGCGAGAGACCGCAAACATCTACGACGAAGACATCTACACAACCGAAGGTCTTCCGTCTGATTATGGTCAGGGCACAAGAGAATCAAACTTAAAGTGCGACTTTCAAGCTGGTGTCTCTGTTGAGTTCTGGCTAAGTTCATCAGCGATTGCGACAGACGACAAGCAAGCCGTGTTTCAAGTTACAGGATCTGACGAATTAACGATCTTTCTCTCGGGCACAACAGGTTCGCCATTCCATGTCCGCTTGACTGAAGGTGGCATACCAAACATCATTGATGCGCAGATTGGCTCTACTCCGACCACTTCTTCTATTCTCGGTTGGAACCACTACGCTCTTACATTCAAGAGCGCCAGCGCAGGAATAGCATCCAGACTCTACGTCAATGGTGCCCTTGACGCCCAAACAAATCTAGGCTCAACAGGCGCAGGCACATTTGAGCAGTCTGGTTCACTTGGCTATGTTGCTTCTGGCTCTGCGACTGAGACACTTCTAAACGGTGCGATGGACGAATTCCGCTTCTGGAAGGTTGAGAGAACAGCACAAGACATCGGCAGAAACTGGTTTGGGCAGGTCAGAGGTGGCTCTAACACAGACATTTCCAACACGACACTCGGTGTCTATTACAAATTCAACGAAGGCATAACAGGCGTCACAGCCCAGGACAGCGTGGTCTTGGACTACTCTGGTCGCGTTTCAAATGGAACATTCGCGGGCTACACTTCAACAACTCGCAACACTGGTTCTGCTATCGTTCTCGCTGGCGCTGCCGCGAAAGAGTATCTTGACCCAATCATCTACGCCAACCACCCGGATGTTTCTGCTTTGAGAACAAGCTTGATTGAGGCTGGTTCTATCTATGATTCTAACAACAATGCCTCCATAGGCAGCATGATGCCGGGCTGGGTAATCGATGAACATGAGAGTGATGAAAATAACAACTTTAAATTCTTGATGCATATCGTAGGTTCTTACTTCGACAAGATCCGCCTACAGATTGCCGCACTCCCAGATTTCAAGACTCCGGTTTACACAAGTTCTTCTTTCAAGGCACTTCCTTTTGCCGAGCATCTGCCTGCCTCTTTGGGTCTTGAGACTCCACAGGTTTTCGTTGATGCTGATGTTATAGAGCGATTCCTAAACAGAAACGAGACTGAGAATTACGAGTTTGATTTAAACGACACAAAAAACCTCATTTACCTCAATCTCTACAACAACTTGACTTACCTATTCAAGTCGAAGGGAACCCACAAGGCAGTAAGGAACGTCCTACGCGCCTTCAACATTGACGACAAGCTCGTAAGATTCAACACTTACGCAAACAACTTTGTTTATGATCTGGAGAACAACCTACAACAAACGACTGTTTATGATTCTGCTGTAAACTTCAACAACCCCAGCAACCTGGGCGCGGTTGTTTACTCTACAGCATCAGCCGATAGCACACAGCTTGGCTACATTTCTTCCTCAAACAATAACAACCACGAGGATCGCTACGGCTTTACACTCGAAACAGATGTGATTTTCCCCAAATTCATTCGCTCAATCGACACGTTTGATAGAAACTTTGTCACGTCTTCCTTGTTCGGCATCCACTCTGCGAGCGCAGACTCCGCAGACACTACGATCTTTAACCCGAGCATCTACGTTTTCGCCGAAAGAGAACAGGCTTACAGCAAGAACATTCGTTTCCGCCTAAGTTCTTCTCTCTTATCAACTACGCTTACAAGCAGTAACTTCCTTGGTGCCTACAACGACAACCAGTGGAATCTGTCTGTTCGCCTTCGTCCAGACACCTTTGGATTAACTGGCTCAGTTGCCGGCGTCAGCACATCAAACTACATCGTTGAGTTTACCGGCTACAACCAACTTCTTGGCGAGATTAGAGAGTCATTTACAGTCACCGGGAGTGTGGCTACGGGTTCCGCCCAAGACCTTCTGCACTCTCCAAAGAGGCTTTATGTTGGTGCCCAAAGAGCAGACGTAACCGGCTCACTTATCAACAAATCAGATGTTCTTGTCTCGGCAGTTCGTTTCTGGAATAAGAATCTAGACGATCTGACCCTCAAGCAACACGCTTATGACTTTGAGAACTATGGAATCAAAGACTCCAATAAGCACCTGTCTCCGCTTGATAGCGACAACGCCAAGACACTCAACTCTCACACTCTCGTTCTAAACTACGACTTCTCTGGAATCACCACATCTGATGCTGCTGGGGAGTTCTCTGTAACAGACATCAGTTCGGGCTCGGTCGAGAACAGAACTAAATTTGGAAAGCTTGGAGAGATCTCCAGCTACCTCTACCCAGCCCAAGGCAAGCATTTCGGGATCTCATCCACGAAGGCAGTAATCAAGAAAGAGTCAAACCTTCACCAGTTCATTGATCCCGAGAAGGTCATCAGCGATAATCTCGTTCAAGTTAGAACTGAAGATGATAAGTTATTCGACACCCTGGACACCATTCCAAACTATCACTACTTGCTTGAAAAGAGTATGTACGCAGCCATCTCTGAAGAGATGCTCAACTTCTTCGCAGGCGTGGTTGATTTTCATAACCTCATAGGACAGCCGGTAAACCAATACCGAATGAATTACAAGGGTCTTGAGAAGCTAAGAGAAGTCTTCTTCCGCAGAGTCTCCGAGGTTTCAGAAGTAGAAAAATTTGTAGACTATTACAAATGGTTTGATGATTCGGTTTCCCAAATCATCGGTCAACTAGTCCCCGCCTCTGCTGATTACACTCCAGACATTCTAAACACAATTGAATCTCATGTTTTAGAGCGCAATAAATACCAGTATCGTATCCCGATGATGGCGTTTACTTCATCTACTGAAGGCGTCGCTTTCGGCGCAGAAGAGATGAGGTACAACTGGAATAGAAATCATGCTCCAGTCAGTGGATTAGAACGCGAAAATTCAAACTGGTGGAAAGAACGCGCCGAGCGAGAAGGGGCCATTTCATCTGGTGATGCAACTGTCGATACAGAAAGAACCCAGATTCGTAATGTTACCACAAACCAGACTAATGGCGGCGTTGGTAGAAGCTTTACGAACACGGGTACCAAATACTCTCGCTCTAGCTTTAAATACCGCACACTATCCAAAGGTCAAGTCTTTGAGTCCAAGGTCTCAAGAGAGATCAAGGGCGGCGTAAACTTCGAGCACAACAAAGACATTCACTACTCCTACGCCGCCCTACATCCCGCAGGTCCAGTAAATCAAGAAGACAACGTCTTCGTCCCCAGAAACGTTCTCGTGGGCTTCACCGAAGACCTTGTTGCTCTTGAAGACACCACTGACGCTCCCGAGAACCCCGCAGCAAAGGTCAAGAGAAACATTCTCGTCCAGCACGGACGCGATTGGGAAGAAGGAGTTGGCTATAAGAACGTCAAGTCTGCCTTTGCATTCCCATTCAACATAATTTCTTCATCTGTTCGTTCTGGTTATAACGCTGAAGTCATCGCAAGAGTAACAGCAAGCATCGAAGTAACCAACCTCCACAACGATGTTTATGGTCCAGACATGGAGCGCCCAATGCAGGGACCATTTACCAGCTACGCAGTTGGTGGACATCAGTCTCGCCACATCAAGCTAAACGATGGCGGTGACAACTACCTAAACCGTCCCGAGGCTTGGAAGATTCTTCTAGGCAAGTGCTCGACGGTTACTGGCGCAATCGGAATGGTTGGTGCTGACTACCCCTATCCCGAAGCAAACGCTGTAAACGAAAATCCCTATCCAATGACGGGCGCTCAAAAGGCAACCTACTTCCGCGATGAGCTAGCGAAGCGTCCTGTAAACATTCGCAACATCCAGCATAGAACTGGCTCGACTATTCTCGGCAACTATGACCATAACTACCAAGTTGTTAGCACAGTCGGCGGCTATTCCAACCCCAGAGCGTTTATTGACGAACAACCAACACTGCCTTCTATAGCAGAAGGCGCAGATGTCGTCAAGACAATTCTCGACATAGAGAGAGGTCGAGGCGGACACTTCTCATTCGTTGATGATTACAATGCTGGCTACCTAACAGGATCAGGAAACTACAAGAACAAAACAGTAATAGTCAATAGATTCTCCGCCCCGGGCTCCCGCGAATCCATGGCTCCAGCATTTAAGGATTTCCGTGCTGCCGAATTGTCTGTCTATAACTCTATTCCTTACAGAAACATGACTACTCGCCGCCCATTCCAGGGCGTCACATCTTCGATAGTCTCAGAGCCCACAGGGCTGAGAAGTTACGACCACACAGGTCGCGACTTTGGCTTCACCAACTTAGCAGCACGACACGCCACCAGATTCTTCCGCGACTCTACACTTGTTGCCGATGTTGATTACTCCAATGTTCCAAGGAACTCGGTAGTGACCTCTTCTGGACCCGGTAA